TGACGGTGACGCTAAACGGCAGATACTTGCAGCCGCACCATTCATCAAGGCTCAGGCTAAACAAGCCGTACTTGAAGCGATCAACCAAGGCGGGGCCATGAGTCGCGCTGTCGGCAGGAGAGGATAATGGCGGTCAAAGACTTCCCGAGCATTACGGCAGACGCTGAATCATGGAGCATTATCTCCAACACTCAGGGATTCACAAGTGACCTAAACGGTGCAACTCAGACGGCGGTACTGCCGGGCGCAAGGTGGAGCGCTTCGTTAACCTTCACCAACCGCACGGGTCGAGAGGCGAGGGCGCTTCAGGGGTTCCTGGCTGGCTTGCAGGGTACGGCGGGGCGGTTCTACCTGACGCCTGTACATTGGACGCCTTTGGGCTCTCCTGCTGGAACGCCTGTGGTTGCAGTTAGTCAGTCGCCTAACTCAACAACACTGCAAACATCCGGGTGGGATGTGAGCGTCACTGACCTGTTCGTCTCCGGTGACTATTTCGAGATCAACGGCGAGCTTAAAAAGATCACGGCTGACGTGTCGTCTAACGCTTCGGGCAATGCTACATTAGAGTTTGCGCCCCCACTTCGTATCGCCGCTACATTAGGCCAGTCGATACGCTATACTGAGCCGAGGTCTATCATGCAGCTGAAAGGCGACGACCAAGCATCATGGCAAGCATCAGGCCCGCACATTTACGCAGTCACCATGGACGCTTTCGAGGCGCTTGATATATGAGAGACATACCTGCTGGCATTGTTACAGCGCTGGAGTCATCAATATTCAGGCCGCTGTTCCTTGTTGAGATTCAGTTCGACACTGTGCTTAGATTCTCAAGCGCTTATGGTGCCATCACGGTTGCCGGCGTGGAGTACCTTGGCGCGGCCAACCTTGGCAACATCACCAGCGCAAAAGAAAACTCAGACCTTGACCCCAACGAACTAAAAATAACCTTGGCGGGAATATCGAACGCCTCGCTTTCAGCGGTAGGAAACAGCAACTACCTGAATCGACCCGTGGTTATAAAAGTAGCCATGTTCGACGAAGACGGCGGCGTCATTGATGATACGGCAATGAACTATTTTGTCGGCAAAACAGACGATGTGAAATTCAATTACGGTAAACAAAGCTCTATCGTTGTAACGGCGCGTGATAGGCTTGCGGACTGGTCGAGGCCAAGGGTTGAAAGGAACATGAATTCAGATCAGCAGGCGACCTATCCAGGCGATAAGGGCTTTGAGTTCGTTGGGCAGATTGCGGATAAGAAGATTATTTGGCCTAAAGGGGAGTTCTTCGAATAATGGGATGGTTTAGCGATGCAGTTGACAGCGTAACCGATGCGTTTACAGACTCTTTCGAGGCTGTAGGGGATTTCTTCACTGATCCGGTTGGCGCACTTGAGGATGCGTTTAATGCGACGTTAGACATTGTGACGTTCGGCACGTTCTCTTATGTCAAAGATAAGTTCAGGGAGTACATACAAGGACAAATACCAGAGCAAACCTATCAAGACAGAGAGCGCACAGTTAGAAGCGCAACAGAACCAAAGACTGTTATCTATGGCAGGGCGCGGACTGGCGGGCAGATTGTTTATATTGAGGATCAAGGCAAGGACAACACTTTATTGTGGATATGTTATGTCCTCGCCGGGCATGAAGTAGAAGAGATCGAAGCTGTTTACGCCGATGGCGAGGAAGTGGCCACAAGCAACGGGGCGGGCGTCGATGGCGAGATGGTCATGACGCCGGGCAATCCGTTTGGTGATCAGATATCGGCATGGTCGATTCATGGAGCCCGCGCAACCGCGTTTATTCCAAGCGTAACTGTTGATTACTCAGATAACAGTTATGACGGAACATTCTCACCGCCAAACTGGACAACCGACCACAAGTTAAAATTTCAAACCTATGTTTGGATAAGCTTGGCATTCGAAAGAGATGCATTCGGTGATTCCGGGATTCCTCGCTTCACATTTGACGTCAAGGGCAAAAACGATCTACTTGACCCCAGAACATCAACGTCTGGTTATTCAGACAATCAAGCGCTGGCGATGCTTGACGTTCTCCGCTGGGATCGGATGTTTGACGAAAGCGATTCGGCCATAGACTTGCCCAGTTTTATTAGTGCAGCCAATGCCGCTGATGATCTCGTGGCGTCGGGCGTCGGCACAACTGAGAAGCGCTACACTGTAAACGGCACATTTAAGCTGAAAGCCATCCCCTTAGAGATACTGAAATCAATCGCTTCAGCGGGCGCATCAACACCCTACTTTGACGTAGCATCGGGCAAGTGGAGCGTGTCACCGGGCGTTTATGAGCCCCCAGTTTTAAGCCTTGACGAATCAGACCTTGTTGGCGGGCTGCCGTTCCAAGTTGGCCCACCCAAGAACAGCCGCCACAACGTAGCAAAGGGTACCTACATAGACGCAGATCAAAACTTTGAGGCCGTCGGCTTTGAAGAGCTTTATATCAGTGAGTATGTGGCTGACGATTTGGAGGTGCTGGAAAACTCCTATGATTTCCCTTGGACGAATTCCGGCACAATGGCGCGCCGTCTCGCTAAAATTGACATTGAGCGTAACCGGTTTGGAATCAGCCTGAAAGCAGTCTGCAAGTTTAAAGCAATCGTGCTGACACCTGGCGACCGCGTATCTCTTTCGATTGCCCGTCTCGGCTGGAGCCCTAAAGTCTTCCGGGTTGAGTCTGTCGAGATTTCCTTCGAATCAGGCGTTGCACTTGAGCTTAGAGAAGACGCAGCCGCAATTTACGCATGGGAAGAAGGCGACGCGCTGGCGCTTGATAAGCCGCCCGCCATAAGCATCCCCGGCGGCATGACCATCAGCGATCCATCTGGCATCACGTTTGCCGAAGAAACATATCTTTCGGTTGCAGGCGAAGTCAAGGCACAGCTTACCGTGTCATGGAACGATCAGCCTTCAGCCTTAGCTTATGATTTCCAGTTTAGGCTTGACGGTGACACCGATTGGATCAACGGTGCGGCTTTCTGGCAAGACAATGAATTCCCGATTCGTGACATAACCGACGGCACGTATGATGTTCGAGTCAGGGCTATTAGCCGTATCGGAAAGCGCTCGGGCTGGACCTCTGCGACTTACACTGCTGACAGCTTCATAGCCGACCCTGTGCAGGCATTGGCAGTCATTGAGATCGAGAACACGCCTAAGAACCCGGACACAATCTATAGCACCATTCTCGTTGATGTGACTGCCCCGGCTGATACGGATTACGATTACGCGGTGATCCAATATCAAAAAGACGGCGATCCAGATTGGCAGAGCGCTGGCCCGGTTGATGATAACGGTGATAAGCGCATCATTGTTGAAGCTGACGGGGCAACTTATAACGTGCGGGCTGCTTCTGTTTCTGTTCTGGGCATTCGATCAAGTGTGTGGACTGACGGCGCAATTACAGTAACAAACTCAATTAACCGAGATGATCAGGATGTCGGCACACACATTGCCGTTCCGCCTGTACATGGCCTTGAAATATTTGAGCAAGGTAATAACGCTGAGTTTACAGGTCGTGATGCCAAGTTTGCTTGGCGCAAAACATCAATCACAGACTGGCAAGAGTTCGGGGCAGAGGGCTTTTTAGGCGCTGGTAGCGGCAACCTTGACCAATACTTTAAAGACTATCAGCTAGAGGTATGGGTCAGTAATGAGATAGTACGGACAGAGTTTGTGGTGGATGCGTCCTACGTTTACACCTTTGAGAAAAACGCAGAAGATTATAAGCGTGTGCTTGGCGTAGTGGGCGCATGGCGTGAGTTTGAGGTTAGAGTTTATTGCCGGTCACGAATGAACGGGATCAGCGATCGGCCTGCAAAGCTTGACGTATCCAACACCGCCCCCGAACCCTTAGCCGCACTCTCAGTAGTGCCAGGCTTCAGCGTGATCGAGATCAGCTATCTGCGCCCCGATGATCTCGACTTTGCAGGCGTTGATATATGGGTTAGCCAGACGCAAGGCTTTGACCCTGACTCTACTGAGCCTACTGCCACGGTATCTGACAACAGCTATATCGTGTCCAGTCTGACCCAGGGCGAAACCTACTATGTCAGGCTCCGGCCCTTTGATCTGTTTGGCAAGACAGGCACGAACACCAGCGCAGAATTTGCAGTTACTACCAAAACCGGCGTGGATATTACCGGGCTTAGTGGTTGGGCTTATGAGATTGATCCTGTTGATCGGGCGTTTATTGAGGCGAACTTGGCAGGTGACGCAATACCCTCTACTAGGATCGAGAGCCTTGCCGTTCCCAAGCTAACCGGCGGCGTTATAAATGCTACTGAGACAATCACAAGTGAAGGCGTGATCCGTGCTGTCGATGACATTAACAATCCGCAAATACAGGCAGGCATAGGCCCTATTGGGTTAACTCGGGACGGTGTGCCGTATGCCGCCTTAATGTGGGCATTCGACACGCAAGGAGTGACTTTCTCAATAGACGAGCTTGGGAACGCCTACTTCCAAGGCGACCTTGAGGCGTCAACTTTTACCAATGACGAGTTGACGATTGATGAGCTTGGAAATCTAAATAGTACCGGGACGTTCAGGTTTGGCGGGGCTGCTGACAACTTCGTAGACTTCAACGGCACTCAGCTTGTTATTGATACTGATAACTTTAGTGTTGATGGGGCTGGTAATGCTACGTTTGGGGGCGATTTAAACGGTGCTGGTGGTACGTTTAGTGGTGATTTACTTGCGGCTGGGGGCAGCTTTAGCGGAAACGTACAGCTTACCGGTGATAACCTGTGGGCTGACACTCGCGTTCAGGTTGGCGGAGTATTGACTGATGCAGATTATGTTGTAATTGATGTCGATAATCTGGGCAACGGCGTGGTTGAAACCTACAAAAAGTTTGCCGGTGATTACAAGCTGTTCAAATCTTTAACCAGAACTGAGGCCGGCACAGCAAATACCGGTGACATAGTAACGCTTCCCGGGTATTGGTCTTCAGCGCCTAAAATTCAGGTTAGTCCTAACACGGTACCGACATACCTGCCACAGTTTTCTAATCAGTCTCAAACTTGGTCTTGCCAAGCCAGGAGCTTGAGTGAAGTATCTGCGGGTGTCTGGCAGTTTGAGGCTATCTCAAATCTACAGCTGGGTTCTGCAAGCGGCTCAGTGGCTGTAAACATAGCGGGCTCAGGCGGGGTGGCAGAAACGCCAGAAAATACAAATTATGTAGATGTTAAGGTTTCAATGAGCTCTTCAAGGGGGACCGGAACAGCGCCTAACTATTATTACCGGCGCGTCTTGTGGCGTATAGGATATGCCACTTCATCTGGTGGAACTTATACTTGGTCAACTTACCAGACCAAGAATATTGGAGCCACGTTTTCGAGTGTATCGGACTCCCGTTCTATAAGTCTAACATCAGGTTTGTGGTTCATAAAAGTTGAATTTTATGCAGAGGACGCTGGTGGAACTTTCTCAGTGGGCGGGGCAACCTATGAATATACATCGGCGGTAGTGTCAAATGCCGGACCCGTGTCAGGCGATGCTTATGACGAGACGGAATATTTACCTCTGCTTTTGCCGACATACACCCCCCCCTCTGGCTACAACGTATATGAAGTTGATTACACAGTTGATGTTGCCCACGATGTTGATGGGCTCAGCGGCACCTACGCCAGAAATAGGTACTCAGACGGCCCCTCTTATTACTACACGTCAGACGGAAGCATTAGCAGTTTTACAACGATAACCAATAACAATGAAGCGTCCTATAATGTTTCAGCTCTTGAGGGCGAAATGAACTCTGTAGGAGTGTTCGGAGCGGGATTGGTGCGACTAGCATTAAAAAATGGTAGTGCGACCATCCGCAGCCGTAAACTACTCACTAACAGCACCACCGCTTCCAACTCTTACAACTACTTAAGTTTTGATTACACACTTAGCAGCGCTCAAATAATTGCTTCGGGCGTGCTAAACTGGCTTGCCGTTGGCGAATAAATAAGGAAAATTAGTATGTCTCAGTACAAAACAGGCACAGCAACCGTTA